GTTCCGAAAAACCGGACGTCATAGCGCGTAACCCCCACCCATTTGGGCCGGGGATTTTTGAGGAAGGAGGGAGTACTTTGGCAAAGAGGAAGACGATTATCCAGGAGAAAGACCCGGAGCAGCTGGAGGTCGAGAGACTTACAGCGATTTACCAGGGACTTCCTCCGAAACAGTTCGCGCTGGCTCAGGGGCTGATCGCTGAAGCGGCCCGGTTGCGGGTGCGATGCAATGATCTGTGGTCAGATCTGCGTGCAAACGGAGAAGTCGAGCTGTTCGCCCAGGGAGATCAGGATCCGTATGAGCGGGAACGCCCGGCAAGCCGGATCTACACCGCGGCGAACAAGAGTTACCAGAGCATCATCAAGCAGTTGAACGACATGATCCCGAAGGACGCAGACACACCGGCTGGTGGTTTTAATGTCGAGTAAGAAGAGCGGCGACAACTGCATTCTGAGTTATTACCAGCAGATCAAGGACGGCAGCGTGACGGTCGGGGAGTGGATCCGGCGATGGTACGAGATCGTGGTCCACGGTCTGGAGAAGAAGGACTGGTTCTTCGACCAGAAGAAGGCCAACGCGGCGATCAACTTTATCGAACGGTATTGCCATCATCACGAAGGGCCCCTTGCACCGGGATTGATCAAACTGGAGCTGTGGCAGAAGGCGTTCCTGAGCGTGGTGTTCGGGATCGTGGACGAAACCGGCAAACGCCAATTTCGTGAAGTAATTCTTATAATCGGACGTAAGCAGGGCAAGACGGCCATTATGTCCGGTATAGGGTGCTTCCATTTATTCATGGACGGAGGCTACGGGGCCCGCGTGTACGTATGCGCCCCGAAACTGGAGCAGGCCCGGCTGTGCTACGAAGGCATCTATCAGACGATCCGGAAGGAACCGATGATGGAGAAGCTGACGAAGCGCCGGCGGACAGATCTGTACATCGAGAGCAACAACAGCAGCGCCCAGCCGCTGGCCTTCAGTGCGAAGAAGTCGGACGGCCTGAATATCAGCCTGGGCATTCTGGATGAGGCGGCAGCGTTCGCCGGTGAGCCTGGCCTCCGGCAGGCGGAGGTCGTCAAGAGCTCCCAGGGCGCACGGCCTGAGCCGCTGCTGTTTTACCCAACCACGGCGAACTTCATCGACGGCGGGTTGTACGACGAACTGATGAAGCGCGGGACGGCGGTCATTAACGGAACCAGCAAAGAGACGCGGCTGGCTCCGTTTTTGTATATGATCGACGATCCTGAGAAGTGGAACGACATCAACGAGCTGCGGAAGAGCCTGCCGAACCTGGGCGTATCCGTTTCGGTGGACTACATCCTGGAAGAGATCGCGGTCGCTGAGGGCTCGCTGAGCAAGAAGAGCGAGTTCCTGACGAAGTACTGCAACATCAAGTGCAACAGTTCGCTGAGCTGGTTCCGGGCGGAGGACGTCCGGCGGATGTTCGCGGAGGAAATGCCGATCGAGCGCCTGGCGAATCACTACGCGCTGGGCGGGATCGATCTGAGCCAGACGACGGACCTGACGTCCGCGTGCCTGCTGGTGGAGAAGGACGGCGTGATCTGGGTGATATCCCACTTCTGGCTGCCGGGTGAGCGGCTGGCGGAGGCGACGCAGCGGGATGGGATCCCATACCAGGCGATGATCCAGAGGGGCTTCCTCTCCCTGAGCGGGGAAGAGTTCATCGACTACCACGACGTGTTCAACTGGTTCGAGATGATGCGGAAGCAGTACAAGATCCTGCCGCTGCAAATCGGCTACGACCGGTACACGGCGCAGTACCTTGTGCAGGACATGGAGAAGGCCAGCTATCACATGGAGAGCGTGTTTCAGGGGTACAACCTGACGGGCATCTCCGACAACGTTGAGGGAATGCTGCGGGAGGGAAACATCCGCTGCATTAACGATAACGATCTGCTGAAGATCCACCTGATGGACGCGGCGCAGCAGGTCGAGACCGGGACCTCCGCCCACGCGCGGAAGAAACTGGTCAAACTGAGCAAAAACGCACACGTGGACGGGGTCGCGGCGATCCTGGACGCGATGTGCATGAGACAGAACCACTGGGCGGAGATGGGACGCCGCCTGATGAACGCGGGGTGAGGATAGCAAGATGGGACTTTTTGAAAAGATCTTCGGGAGGCGTGAGCCGGTGGCGGCCGCGAAGGCGAAAACGACCTTCCAGCTGCTGGAGGGCTACACACCGGCGTTCTACAACTGGAACGGGTCCATCTACGAGTCGGACCTGATCCGGGCGGCGCTGGACGCCCACGGGCGGCACGCGGCGAAGCTTAGCGTGAACTTCGCCGGTGAGGCACAGAAAGCGCTGAAGAACCGGATGCAGATCGCGCCGAATGACTTCCAGACCTGGGGGCAGTTCCAGTACAGGTCAGCCGTGATCCTCTATTGCAGGAACACGGCTTTTATTGTGAAGCAGGTCGGGGAATACGGCGAGACGGTCGGCATCGTGGAGATCGCGCCGGACAGCTGGGAGGTTGTCGAGTACCAGGGGAAACCGTACGTGCGGTTCACCTTCGGGAACGGGAAGCGGGCAGCTGTAGAGCTGGACCAGCTGGGGATCCTGACGCGGTTCCAGTACAGGAACGAGCTGTTCGGGGAGAACAACGAGGCTCTGAAGGCGACGCTTGACCTGATCAAGATGCAGCGCCAGGGGATCACCGAGGGGATCAAAAACGGCGCGTCTTACCGGTTCATGGCCCAGAGCGACAACTGGAGCACGGACGAAGACCTGGCGAACGAGATGGAACGGTTCAATCAGAACACGTTCCAGAACATGAAGACCGCCGGCGGGACGATCCTGTTCCCGAACACGTACAAGAACATTCAGCAGATCAAGCAGGAAAGCTACAAGATCGACGCCGACCAGATGAAGGTCATCGAGACCAACGTCTTCAACTATTTCGGCGTCAACGAGAAGATTCTGCAGAACAGCGCGTTCGGCGATGAGTGGCTGGCGTTCTATGAGGGCGCCGTCGAGTGGCTGGCGATCCAGCTGAGCGAGGTGATCACCCGGATGCTGTTCACAGAACGTGAACGGCAGTTCGGGAACCGGATCTGGTTCAGCAGTAACCGGCTGCAGTACATGAGCAACGCCGACAAGATGAACGCGATCTCCCAGATGGCGGACCGGGGCCTGATGACCAGGAACGAGTTGCGGGAGATCCTGAACCTGACGCCGCTGCCGGAGCCCTTCGGCAGCCAGATTCCGGCGCGTGGTGAGTACTACGACATCACCCAGCCGCCGGAAGACAAGCAGCCGGACGAAGCGCCGGCAGACGATGACGGAGGCGAGAACGATGAATAAGGAAACACGGGCTTTCGAGTTCGAGATCCGGGCTGAAGAGACGGAGAACGAAGCGAGGAAGGGCCGGATTACCGGCACGCCCATTGTGTTCAACCAGGCGACCGACCTGGGATGGTGCGAGGAACGGATCGCGCCGGAAGCCCTGGACGGGACCGACCTGAAGGACGTCCGGTTCCTGATCGGGCACGACACCAGCATGGTGCCGCTGGCCCGGAGCCGGAACAATAACGAAAACAGCACCATGCAGCTGACCGTTACGGAACGCGGCATGGAAATCCGCGTGGATCTCGACGTTGACGGGAACCCGCGGGCGGCGGAGCTTTATTCAGCTGTGAAACGCGGCGACATTTCCGGAATGTCGTTCATGTTCACGGTTGATAAGGATAGCTGGGAAGACATCGAGTCCGACTACCCGAAGCGCACGGTGGAGCATATCAGCCGTGTGCTGGAGGTGAGCGCGGTTGCTTTCCCGGCGTACCCTCAGACAGATCTGCAGGTTGCTTCTGAAGACGCGGCGCTGGACAGCGCCCGCGCCTCGCTGGAGAGCGCAAGGAAAGCAGCTGAGGAGGAACGGCTGAGGAAGGCCGAAGACGAACGCCGGACGGCGGCTCTGGAACGGCTGAACAATCTTATCGGAGGTATCTGATCATGAAAGAAATGATCGAGATGTCTGTGGAAGAGCTGGAAGCCCGTCAGGCGGAGATCGCCGGCATGAGCACGGACGAAGCCACCACGGAAGACATCGAAGCCAGAGCGAACGAGCTCGAGGCTATCAAAAACGAACTGGAATCTCGCAAACAGAAGGCCGCCGAAGAGGCGGAAGCCCGGAAGGCCGTCGAGAACGGCGCCGGCACGACCAAAGAAGAAATTCGGGAGGAAAAGAAAATGGATCTGCTTGAACTGAGAAGCACCCCTGAGTACATGAACGCTTTCGCCAAGTACCTGAAGGGCGAAATCCGCAACGAGAAGGACGACGCCGAAGTGCGCTCCCTTCTGACCACAAACGCCACCGCCGCGACAGGCTATGTGCCCGTCCCGACGCTGGTTGACGACATCGTCCGTCACGCCTGGGAAAATGAGGAAATCCTCGCCCACGTAAAGAAGACCGGCTTCACCGGCAACGTGAAGGTTGCCTTTGAGCTGTCCGCTGACGGCGCGTACATCCACCCCGAAGGCTCCAGCGCCCCGACCGAAGAGGCCCTGACCCTGGGCATCGTGGAGATCAAGCCCGAAAACATCAAGAAGTGGATCACCATCAGCGACGAAATGATGGAGACCACCGGCGAAGGCTTCGTCCGCTACGTATACGAGGAGCTGGCCTACCAGGTCATGAAGAAGCTCAGCTACGAAGTGATCGGCGACGTCAAGAACTGCGCCTATACCACCAACCAGTCCAACGCCGTCGGCATCCCGAAGCTGAAGAAGGACCCCGGCATCGGCACCATCGTGGAAGCTGTCGCCCAGCTGAGCGACGAAGCCCAGAACATCTGCATCGTGCTGAATCCCGCCAGCAAGCCCGCCTTCTTCGAGGCGTATGCTGCCGGCAACTTCGCCGTGGATCCC